CGCTTGTAACGCTCCTATCGACGGAGTAGAGCCAGGAGGTACGGAAGTGACGTATGCACGGCGCGGGGTTTTGCGTATGCTTACCCTTGACGGAGCGACCGACGTTCCTTCCGTGCGAACCATCAAAGTACCGAATGGCACGTTAACGGATAACGGAGACGGCGTTGTTACTCTCGATACCGCCGCAGCGGAAACGCTCGCGGGATTGACTGACGTAGACGTTACCGGGGTAACTGACGGGCAGGTATTGAAGTACGACGATGCCACCGGGGAATGGATCCCAGCAAACGACCAAAGCGCTACGAGCCTCGGAAACCTCGACGACGTTTCACTCACTACACCTGCTAACCGTGAAGCCCTCATATACGACGGCGATAACTGGGTAAATGATAACGTAACGAAGGCGGACGTAGGGCTTGGGAATGTAGACAATACGAGCGACGCAGACAAACCCGTTTCTACCGCTACGCAAACGGCACTCGATGCCAAAGCGGACACGAGCGCAGTACCAACCGAGTTGAACGATTTAAGCGACGTTTCATTAACCACGCCCACAGGAAACCAGGCTCTTATTTACAACGCTACGGCAAGCGCATTCCAAGCCCTACCAAGCTATACCAATCGCTTTGAAGATGAAGCGGAACAGGCGGCAAGTGATGCGGTTACGGGCACGGGCTTATTCATCGAACGCTACTATTCAGCGAAGGCGGACGGCGACGGGATCTTCTTGGATGCGCAGAGCGACACGCCCACAGCGGGAAAGGTAATTAAGCGAAAGATTTATCAAATCGCTGGGGGACTCGATGATTCTACCGTTACGGGATGGACGTTAATTCATACGTTCGCAGACGATACCGCTTATTCTGCTACGACGAGCACCTTCGAAGCATTTAGAGACGGCGACACCTACGGAACGCCTCCCTTCACTTTGGCGCAGACGTGGGAAGAGGTAGCAGCGGCTCCCTCCTTTACAGGGCTTTTAAATGAGAGCTACGGAAGCGGAGCCGAAGCGGCGTACTCCACCCGTCGATTGAATGGCAACTACTCAGGCGATTGCATGACCATTCGCAGAGCGTCGGACGGCACGACGACCAGCATTGGATTCGTAGGTGAGGAGATTGATGAAAGTGCAATTGAAACCTTTTGCAGTGGTACTACGTGTACGGTTCAAGTTTGGCGGGACCAGTCGGGAAATGGAAACGACGCAACCCAAACCACGGCAGCGAATCAACCTACTATCTACACGGGCGGACAGCTTGTGAAGGAGGGCGGACGTTTGGCGGTGGATTTCGATAGTGGAGATTTAATCAACACAGGGTTAAGTATCAGCGGGGATTTAGACACGTTTTCTGTTATTGCAATCGACGGCGCAGACACGCGAGCTATTTTGCTGTCAGACATTGGTGGCAGTCCAAGCTCTTATTTATTGCAGAGCCAGTCGGCAAGCACAAACACAGGCGTAACATCAAATGCCTTTTCGGTTTCAACTTATTATCAAAATGGCGCAAGCCAAACTTTTAGCACTCGTGGCGATGCATTCACAAAATTAAGCGGACAACAAAACTTGATTTCTACGGATGGTACAGTTTCAATTGTTGGAAGCATTGGAATACCATACAGCGGTATTGCAGGATATAAATCACAAGAAATTATCCTTTACAACTCCGACAAATCCAGCGTCCGAACAGACATCGAAGGCAATATCTCCGCGTACTTCCAAAGCGCGAAGCTGTTGGATGAACAATACGGAGAGGGTGCGGAAGCGGCTTACTCTACTCGCCAACTGCGACGCGACCAAACCGAATGCATGGTAATTCGAAGGGCATCGGATTCGACGACTACCACGATAGGCTTTGACTCAAACGGCAACATCGACGAGGCAGCCATCAATACCTTCTGCACGGGTACGACTTGCACGGTGTATCAGTGGCTTGACCAATCAGGAAACGGGAATACAGCGACCGCACCGAGTACGGGAGCAGAGCCAACGATTTACACGGGCGGGGCGTTGGTGAAGGATAACGGTAAGGTGGCGTTGGAGTTGAATAAAGCTAATACACAACATTTTGAATTTACAACGGACGGGTTTGCAGGCGATTATGTAGATTTATTTTTAACTGGCTTAATCGACACGTATTCAAGTAATGGCACTATGTTATTAGGCTCAACAACGAGTGCGGCCACCTATTGGCAACACGGCAATGCTAATAATTATTTTGTGCAAGGCGCAGGAAGCGGTACGGCAATAGCCGTTAATAATTCAACCCGATATCTATTTAATCAATTTAGCGACGCGGCAACTATAAACGCCCATTTGTCAGGTTCAGATTTTTCGGATGCTTTTGCCGTGAGTGCCGTACCAAGCGGCTCCAGAAATTATTTACTTGGGAAATACCCGTCAGCCAATAATTGGAACTATGACGGAAAGATTCAGGAATTTATCGCTTATCCTTCACAAAGGACATCAGGCAACCGCACCTCCATCGAATCCAATATAGGCGACTACTTCACCCAAAACACGCCACTCCTCGACACGTACTCAGGGGCGGCGGCTGCTTATTCACTCCGCAAATTGCGGACAGCGTACACGGGCGACGCGGTAGAAGTTTACAACGGATCGTCGTATGCGGACATCGGCTTCAACGTATTCGGCGAGTTGGATACGGTTGCACTTGCTGCGCATTGCGGAAGTAACGACGGGTTCGTGTCAAAGTGGTACGACCAGTCATCTAACGGAAATACGGCGGCGCAAACGACGACGGCGAATATGCCGAAGATTTACGACGGGACGACGGGCGTGGTGACGGAGAACGGGAAGCCTGCCTTGGAGTTTGATGGTAGCAGTCACGCATTTGGAGATGTGACCTTGTCGAGTGCTGTAAACCAAAACAACATGGCATCTTTTGGTGTGGGCAGATGGGCATCTGCTTCGCCTGCGTTTCCAGCATTTTCCAATCTACATACCTCTGAAGACGACGCTTTTGCTCTTGCGTATCGTGGAGACCAATACATTTATAACGACACAACAATAGGCACGCATGGAGCTAATGATTTTACGCAGAGGCTTTGGAGTGGATACGCTGACAATGCATCAAGTGATGTAAAATTTTACCGCGATGGAGTACAACAAACATCGACCACTCCAGTGAGCGAAACGCACTCGAATTTTCATATTGGCGGTCTTGGTCATACCATCGCCAGCACTCGATGGAATGGGTATTTACAAGAGGTCGTTTTGTTTGGCGTAAGCACCAAAAGTGACCACAGTGACATCGAGGACAACATAAACACCTTTTATTCAATCTACTGATGCAGTACATCATAGTTCTACCAACCGCCACGCAGACAAGCGAACGAAGAGCGTACCAAATCACGCGAGAACTCTACAACATCTCGCGCCCCGTACTGATTCAGGCAGAAGGCGAAGCGGCGTCTACCGTGTTCGGTATCGTAGTCCACCCCGACGGGATCCAGAACGCGCTGCAAGTGGATACGGATTACCTCATCCACGTTCACCCCGCCGCAACGCTGGAGAAGCTCGTAGCGTGTTTCCCCGAGCTTTCTAACGAAGAGCGGTATTCGCTTTCCGCATACGTTCAAACTAATAACTCGTTCCCGTTCGGGCACATCGTCCCAAGCGATACCACGATTCGGGATCAACAATACATGGAAGATAATGGCTGGTTTCCTCAAGAAGATATCTAAGGTTCTCTTTTTAATCGTTTTGGCGGCGGTAGCTATCCCGGTGGGGATCGTGTTTACTGTCCTCGACTCTTTGTGGTTTACCGCTCAAAACCTCGTAAGAACGATTTGGGGGCTTATATACGGCTTCTTTCGTTCCGTGTCGAAGGTGGTATCCGTTTGCTCGGGTTCGTTCCTTACAGTGGCTCTAACAAAGCGAGGCGTTCCCTTTGGTACTCATTCCGTCTCTGCGGTACTTGGAGCGAACCAACGCGAGAAGACACTCTCAAAGGTCGGGCTGTGGCTCGTTGAACTCCTGGACAGCATCGAGGCGAATCACTGCAAGAAGGCAAGCGAAAAGGCGGGGATATGAAGAACCTCAACGAGGTAATAATTCGCTTCGCCGATGAGGTAGTTAAGTCCGCTAAACGCCATCTCGGAGGGCGTAGGATTGGCAAAAACAAAAACTACGGCGTAGCTACGGGAACGCTCAAACGATCGCTTTCGTACCGCGTCCGGGTACGAGGTAACGAAGTGCGAGAGGTGACCTTCGGGGCGAGAGGCAAGGCGAACAAGTACGCCGCCTTTTTGCATTGGGGGGTAAATGGCACGGAGAAGAATCAAAAGAGTCCGTTCTTTCGATTTCGCAAGCAACCCCCGTCCAAAGTATTCTTGCCGTGGATCCGTTCGAAGGGCATCCGCCTACGCGATGAGAAAGGGCGATTCAAGAAACAAAGCCAAAGCAACATGAACTCGCTCGCGTTCTTGATTGCTCGCAGCGTCAAACGTAAGGGAATCGTTGGCCTTCGGTTCTATGAGAAAGCCTTCGTTGCTGTCTCTGGTCGCTTCAATAAGCAAATCGGCGATGCGGTAGCGGAAGACCTCAAAGATAAGTTTAAGTTGAAACTCGGAAATATCACAGTTAAGTAATGGCATCATTTGACGACTCACCCGGAGAGAACTGGTTTCCAGCCGGGCAACATCTTATCTACACGATTGGAACGCAAGCGACCATTACGGACGACTTTCGATATATCGTGCAAGTGGAGGAAAACGGAAGCGAGATAGCAAAGATTTACCTCACGCCAAACACGAACGACAAAGGAATCTTCGACCTTTCGCAAGTAGTCACCGGGCGCGTAGAGGTTGATCATCTCAAATACCAAGCAACGACCCCGGTTCACTCTTTCAACAACAAGGTGTTCACAAGAGCGAACAAAGGAGTCAAGCGGTACGAGGTCAAGGTAGGAGAATGGGACGGAAGTACGGAAAGCCTGGACGACGATAACCAAACGCTCTATCTCGTTGACGGGTACGAACAACTCTCTGCGGGGTTGCATCCGGGATTCACGGACTTCTACGGCACTCAGTCGAACCGTAAAGTATGGTTGACGGATCGCGTACCCGCAAGCAACGTAATAAACGTAAAGGCAGCCATTGAAGATGAAGGGGTTGCGGCGTTCCTCAATACCGACGACACCGGGTCACTTATTGAGCGGCTCGTTATCAATATCTACGATACCTCTGGCACGTTGGACGATACGCTCACTTACGACCTCAACACAACGAACGGAGCGCAATTACCAACCGCTACCGCCTCGAGCAACACGAACGGAACGCTCGTTTATGCCTATGTATACCCGGCTTCGTTTAGTGGCCTTACAACGGCTCTAAATGCCGTCACGGGGGGCTGGGGTCACTACGACGTTATTCCCTCTACGGGCTTAAACGCGCAGACCGGGAATATCCTTCGCGTTACCAACGATTGCCGATATTCTAAAAACGAGGCGGTTCAATTAGCTTGGGCGAATACGCGCGGCGGGTGGGATTACTTGCGCTTTAACGGCAAGAAGCAAAAGACAGTTACAAGGGAGGAGAAGACGTACCGAAAGATTGTAGGCGACTACGACGCGGCAACCTTTACTTTTGCACCTTCCGAGCGCGAGATAAAGCCGTATCAACTCGAAGCAAAGGAACGCTACCAATTAAACGGCATTCTCACTATCGAGGAACTTACCTTGCTTCAATACTGCATGAGGAGTAAAAACGTAATGGCACGAATCGAAGATACGTGGATTCCTGTTACTATCTCGTCGAACTCGATGCAGGTAGAAGAAGAAACCGTTTCAAAGGTATTCGTTACTTCGTTCGAAGTTGAACTCGCACAAATCATCCGATGCTAAGAGTTCGAGAACTGTCCCGTTCAGGTGACCAAGCGGGACAATGTTCGAACCCCTAAACAATTGAAATGATGCTAAGACTTACGATCGACGGAAACGAAATAGAGCTGTACGAGAATGAACCCGTTAACCTCTCGTATCAATTCTCCAACCTCAAGGAGATTAACGCCTCGTCTTCGAGTTTCTCGCAGACCTTTCGCGTACCACTTACCAAGAAGAACCAAGATTATTTTGGAGCGGTTAACGAGTTCGGACTTATTCCGGATTGGGATCCGAAGACGAAAGTAGACGCAGAGCTTTCCTATAACACGATTCCCGTAATGCGGGGCTTCGTCCAGGTGAAAGCGGTTTACGTTCAGAAGGGCAAGTATGCAGACGTAGAACTCGTATTCTTTGGAGAGACGGCGAACCTATCGCGGGATATTGGAGACGCGATGCTTACCGACCTCGACCTTTCTTCTTACGATCACACGTTGAACGCAACGAATATCGAAGCAAGTTGGAGCGGCACTTTGTCGAGCGGTGCAATACGTTACGGCCTTCCGGATAAGGGGCAAAATTGGTTTGCTAATCAAACCGATAATATTTGGACATCAAGCAACCCTCTGGAACACGGCGATTTTACCCCGTATTTCCGAGCCGCGAAGCTTATGGAAGAGATCCTTTCCTCTGCGGGGTATACGATGGACAGCGAATTTTTCGAGAACAGGGATAACGAAGACATCTATTTATTGATGAACCGTGGCAACCGTTCGGTAATTGGAACGGATAACCCGGAGACGGAAACGATGCTCGTAGGCTTGAGTACCGACCTGACCGGACTCTCTGCCCACAACCCCGGCGCAGCGATAACCGCTTGGAGCGAATCAACGCCTTTCTATGATACGGGCGGGAACTTCTCTGGAGGCTCGACCTTTACCGCTCCCTTTCGGGCTTACTATACCTTTAGAATTAACCTGTACGGAAGAACGGACGACACAACTCACGCCTTTGATTTGTGGCTCGAAAAAACGAGTGTAACACCAACGGAAACGGTATGGGAAATATTAGACAATTACCCAGGGGCGGTATTTAATGACCAGGTACACAACTTCACAAGCGATCCGATTCTCTTAAATACGGGCGACGCTGTGAAGATTTATTACGAGATGTCGAGCAGTAGCGACGTTTTGAACCTCGACGGAGATAACACTATATCTCCTCAATCTACGTGGTGGCAGGTTCTTGATATTACCGACCCCACCAGCGGGCAAACGGTAGACGTAGAAGCCAACATGCCGGAGATGAAGCAAATCGACTTCGTTACGGGGCTTCAGAAGATGTTCAACCTCGTATTCATCCCGGATAGAAACAACCCAAAGAAGCTCTACATTGAGCCGTTCAATGATTACCTCGCAGCGGGAACAAAGAAGGATTGGACGAATAAAATAGACCTTACCAAAGACCTCACAATTGAACCAACGACTGACCTACAATCGAGGCGGT